AACTCAAATTGAATGCCCCGAAGGAACTGATAAAGCAGGGCAAATGGTTAATGACATAAGCGAATGTAGCAATACTATAGTCCAAATTGAATGCCCCGAAGGAACTGATAAAGCAGGGCAAATGGTTGATAACTTAGACCAGTGTAATACTACTGTCACAACCATAGAATGTCCTGAAGGAACTCCTAAGGCTGGACAAACGGTTAGTAATTTGAACGACTGTGGTACTACTGTCACAACCATAGAATGTCCTGAAGGAACTCCTAAGGCTGGACAAACGGTTAGTAATTTGAACGACTGTGGTACTACTGTCACAACCATAGAATGTCCTGAAGGAACTCCTAAGGCTGGACAAACGGTTAGTAATTTGAACGACTGTGGTACTACTGTCACAACCATAGAATGTCCTGAAGGAACTGATAAAGCAGGACAAACGGTTAGTAATTTGAACGACTGTGGTACTACTGTCACAACCATAGAATGTCCTGAAGGAACTGATAAAGCAGGACAAACGGTTAATAACTTAAATGACTGTAACAACGTTGTAGTAGTTGAGCCTCCTCCTCCTCCTCCTAATGGTGAGTGCACAGGTGGTAAAGTAAGAACAACCAGCGACGGCCCGTGCGAGTGTCCTGAGGGTACTGTTGAAAATGCACAGGGTGTTTGTGTCAGTACTGGCACTCCTCCGCCTCCTGACCCTTGTGCAGGACAAGGTAGCGGTAAAGTTATGAGTTCGGATGGCACGGACATGTGTGTGTGTCCTGAAGGAACTGTTGAAGACGCAAACGGTAATTGTGTTACGCCTACAACTACCCCTCCTCCAGAAGAGCCAGAAGAGGAAGAAGAAGAAGAAAGCTCCGGTGGTGGCGGAGGTGGCGGCGGTGGCGGCAGGGGGCTTTTTGCACCTTTGCCTGACTACCAACGTCAGCCATTTGTGGCTGTACAGTACAGAGCGCCCGTAAGAGCAATTAATGTTTTGGACGGCTTTGTTAAAAAAGAACTGAAAAACAGTCTTTTCTCCTGATTACTAAGGAATTGTAAATGACTTACTTGAACTTAATGAACAACATATTGCGTAGGCTGCGAGAAGAGACGGTAGGTGCTGTTTCAGAAACAACTTACTCAACTATGGTTAGTGACTACATCAACGACGCAAAACAAATTGTAGAAGAGACTACAGACTGGTCTGCCTTACGTGCAACTATTTCTATTTCCACTACAGCTTCAGACAACACTTATTCTTTGACTGGTAGTGGCGATAGTGTTAAAGTTATGTCCGTACTTAACGACACACAAAATTGTTTTATGGGCTATCAAACTAAGGACTGGTTTAACAACGCTTTGTACATTGCAGAAGCTGTGCAAGGTGCACCAAAATACTACACATTTAACGGTTTAGACGCCAGCGGCGATACTCAGGTTCTTGTGGGGCCTACACCAGACGGCGTGTACAATTTACGTTTTGACGTTATAAAAAGACAAGCAGACCTGAGTAACAACGCTGACGTGTTATTAGTACCTTCTAAGCCTGTCATTAACATGGCTTTGGCTTTGCTCGTTCGTGAGCGTGGAGAAACCGGAGGCACGTCGGTGTCGGAGTATTTTGAGATTGCTAACAAAACACTAGCAGATGCCGTAGCTTTAGACGCTGCTAAACATCCTGAAGAAATGATATTCCATACGGTATAAATATGGCGAGTCAACTTAAAAGCATTAATCTTGTAGCTCCGGGTTTCAAAGGCATAAACACCGAAGACTCTCCGATTGCTCAAGACCCTACGTTTGCTGAGATAGCAGACAACGCTGTTATTGACAAGCGGGGACGTGTGGCTGCTCGTAAGGGTCACAACTTACTGACCACTAACAAAACAGTTTTAGGCACAAACAAAACTATACGTGCTATAAAGCAGTTTAAAGATGACGCAGGAAACACTAAAGTTTTTTCTGTAGGAAACAACAAAATAATGAGCGGGACGACTACGCTTGTAGACGAAACTCCCGGAAGTTACACTATCAATGCCGACAACTGGAAGATGGTGAACTTCAACGACAAGATATACTTTTTTCAAAGAGGGCATGAACCGTTAGTGTACGCCAACGGAGGTTCTGTGGCAAAACTCAGCACGGTTGCTGGGGCTGCGGGAGTTTCAAGTACAATGTTTGGCAACGAAGTAATCGCTGGTTATGGTCGTTTGTGGACTGCCGACTTTAGTGCTGACAAATCCACTATTTACTGGTCTGATCTTTTATTAGGGCATGTATGGTCAGGAGGAAGCTCAGGCTCTCTTGATATTTCTACAGTCTGGCCTGACGGACACGACGAAATAGTTGCATTAGAGGCCCATAACGGGTTTTTAGTTATTTTTGGAAAACGTAGTATTGTTATATATCAAGGGGCAACTGCACCCGCCTCAATGACTCTTTTAGACACAATGTCTAATGTTGGTTGTGTAGACAGAGACACCGTACAAAACACAGGAACTGACGTAATATTTTTGTCCCAAGCAGGACTTATGAGTATTGGTAGAACAATACAAGAAAAATCAGCGCCTATATCTTCTCTGTCTTCTAATATTACAAAAGACATTATTATTTCGTTACAAAGTGAAACAGAATCTTTTAGGTCTGTCTATAGTCCAGAAGAAAACTTTTATTTGTTGTCGTTTGTCGGTCAGGACGTAATCTATTGTTTTGACGTCAGGGGTGAATTAGATAACGGCGCTTACCGTGTTACTCGTTGGATTGGTACAGGCTTTAGTTCTTTTAGTCGCTTAAACAACGGCACTTTGTACATAGGTACTAGCAACGGAATAAGCGAATATACAGGCTACACAGACAACAACGCTAAGTACCGATTTAAATATTATAGCCCCGGACTTACTTTTGGTGACGCCGCTAGAATAAAACTACTAAAGAAAATTAGACCAACTATTGTTAGCTCAAATGTTTCTGATGCATTTCTTAAGTGGGCTTATGATTTTAGTACAGTGTTTAGTACGGAAAGACTACCACTTACAGGTGGGGGCATCAGCGGAGAATTTAACGTCAGTGAGTTTAATACCACGTCTGAGTACACAACAGGTGACAACGTAACCAGTAGAAGAAACGTAAACGCCACTGGTTATGGCACAAGTGTTACGGTAGGTATGGAGGCAGACATCAACGGTTTTGCTTTGTCACTACAGGAGATTAACGTAATGGCTTTATTAGGAAAGCTTCTTTAGGAGTTAAGAATGAGTTATCTTGCAGAAATTTTAGGGATAGGAGCCGGGGCTGGACTGATAAAAGAGGCTTATGATAAGCTAGGCGCTACTGGTCAAGAAGCTTTTAATCGCTTTGGCCCCGGATTCGTTGACGAAACCACAGGCGAGTTTGTCCAAGGCTTAGGCCCTGAGCTTAGCGGAATGCTGGAGTTCCAGCCTTATACAGTAACGACAGCTACTGGCAGTCAGTTTGGTATGGTCGAAGACCCCGAAACAGGTCAGTTTACCTATGACGTTTCGCTGTCTCCTGATGAAGAAACTTTACGTAAAAATCTTCTGTCGGGTGCTACGACGATGTTTACGTCTGCTCAGGACCCTATTGCAGACCGTGAGACGGCTGTCTTAGAGCGTTTAGCCGCACTCAGGGCTCCTGAGAGAGAAAGAGAGCGTTTAGCCTTAGAAGAGCGTTTAGCTGCTCAAGGACGCTTAGGGACCCGTACAGCGATGTTTGGAGGCACTTCAGAGCAGCTGGCCCTAGCGCAAGCACAAGAAGAGCAACAAGCTAGAGACGTGCTAACGGCTATGGAGTTCGCACGGGCTGACCAAGACAGAGATCGTCAGGCAGGTGCAAGTCTTCTTGAGGCTTCCTACTTGCCTCAGGGACAGACACTGGCAGCACTGGAGCCCGGTATGGCTGCTTCTGAACGTAGGCGTGAAGCAATGTCTGAGCAGGCACAAACTTACGGAGAAAGTTACGCAGCTGCTATTAATGCTTTGTTGTCTTCTTCTATAGGACAAGCAAGCTTGCTAGGAGATTTAGGTGGTGGTCTTGTCAGTGGTGGCTCAAAGAGTCTATTTAGTCTTTAAGGGGTTTTAAAATGGCTATTAACATTTCAAATGAAGTACTGAGTGGGTTGGCAAGACCCGACTTTGGTCGAAGCATGTTCCAAACGGGGCAAGCTCTTGGAGGCATAGGTGCTCAGTACAGAGCTAAGAAAACCGACGACGAGTTTAACGCTCTTATGGCGAAAGCTTCCGAAGCTCAGAAAAACAACAACGACGTAGCTTTGTTTAACATTGCTCAGCAGCTTAGGGCTATGGGCCGAAATCAGGCTGCTTCAGCAGTGTCGGCTACTGCTACTAAAATGAAGGACACCAAGAGAAAAGGTGAGCTTGCTAGTGCTGTGGACGTAGCGTCACAAATGGCTAGAGGAGGAGAAGCAGTTCCTGACTACCTCTTGCAGGACATTCAGGGCCTTGGTGGAACTGAAGAGGTTAGAAACGTACGTCAGCTTATGCGTGAACAGGATACACAAACTCAAGAAGGTCTTTTGCAGCAAGTGCTGTCTAGCCCTAACTTTGATTTTGAAAGCCCTAAGGACGTAAACGATTACTTCAAGGGCGCTTCTCAAATGGAAGGTGTTACTCCGACACGAGCCAGAGAAATCTTTGATGAGTTTAAGACTGGCGGTAAGGACCCAAATGTTCAGAGAAGTATTGTATTGTACTTTAGGGACCCAGTTACCGGAGATACTTATACTCAAGTAGAAATGGTAATGAAGGACGGATCAACACAAAGAGGGCCAATTACACCCGACCCCGGAAGTAAACCTTATACTGGACAGAATTTAGTGCGTACTGACCAAAAAGACTTAAGGGTACAGACCGACAAACCTGAAATGGCTAGGCGAGAAAAGCTAGAGACAGACTACGCTGGTCACAGAGTAGAGGCGTCTCTTAGAGTGGACCAGCTTCAGCAAACCTCAGGTCTTCTTCAGGAAGCCATTAATCTTTTGGCTACTAACGAAGTTAGAACCGGTGGCGTTCCACGGCAAATGTCTAAAGGACTTCTTCGTTTTATAGGCTCAGAAAAAATACCTCAGTCCCAAGGTCGTTTAGCCGGTATACTTTCCGAAGCCGTTATGCGACGTCTTCAGGGCTTTGCTGGTGCTATTTCGGACGGTGAGAGAAACTACGCTATCCAAAGCATTATAGACTATGTGGACAATGAAGAAGTAAACATTGGTCGTCTCAGTGTGCTATTGCAGAACGCAGAGAACGAACTGCAGAACTCAATTACAATGGCTAAGTCCCCTACTTATGATGACTACAGACGTGCTAAGGGTCTTGTGATAGAGTCTGACTTCTTTGGTTTGCCTGCAGAAGACAGGCCAGACGCAATGGAAGCTGTTAAAAACGGAACGTACACTTACGATCAAATTATGAAGGCGTATCAATAATGAGCACTTTTGAAGAGACAATGCAGAAGCTTTCAGAGCCAAGCCAAAGTGGTTTCCAAGCTCAGATGGAACTGTACACAGGGAAGTCTGCTGTTCCTGAAGAAGAAGAAACTGACGACGACACTGTTCCACCTCCTGCACCAGAGCTTAGCTTCTTAGAAGAGAACTTGGACCTGCCTTATGGTCTTGGAGCGGCAATGGCAGGAACTGTAGGAGGTTTTGCGGTAGCAGGCCCTCCGGGGGCCGTTGTTGGCGGCATCACAATGGGTGCATTAGGTACTGGATACGGTACTGCACAGTCTGAGCAGCTTAAAGGGTCAACTACTGTAGAAGCCTACAAAGAAGGCATAGAAGCAGCCTTGTGGTCTGTTGGTATAGACGTAGCTACTATGGGCATCCTGACTAAACTCAAGCCTGCATGGTACGCCTTGCGTATGCGTAATGGAAAATCCGTCGAAGAAACTGCTCAAGAAGCACTTGACCTTGTTTTACCTGCCGGTTCTCCAGAGTCTTTGGCTGCTACTCAGAAACTGTTGCAGGCTAAAGGAGCGACACTTCTTCCTTCTCAAGTATTGAAGTCAGGTCTTGATAGCTTCAGAGAGAGGATTGCGTCTGTAGGTTTGATCTCAAGAGAAAAGATGGCTGCTAACATCGAAGCCGTTAATAACGCCATCGTTGACTCTTTAAATGATTTGATAAACAGGAACGCCAGCGGAATGGCAAACGATGCCTACAACATGGGCAGTACGTTTAGTACGCTAATTGATGAAGGCGTAGAAGTTTTAAGAAAGCAGTACGGCATGGGCTTAGACAAAATAAACAGGTCCTTGTCTACGGTAACTTTTAAAACTATTGATGGTCGTTTTCTGACTAATCCTATAGATTCTTACATAAGGACTTTAACTGGACAAGCAGCTGACAAAGTACAGCCTGAAACACTGAAGTTTATTCGTGACTCAATGCAAAGAATTAAGGATTTGCAGTCGGGTCAGGTAAGAGTTTCAGAACTGCTTATGATCGACAAGTCGTTTACCAACAGAGCTAACGCTGCGTTTGGACCTAAAGCAGGAGCCGGTAGAAACGACGTTATTCACGCAGAGCTTCAGGAAGCCTCCGAAGTCATTAGACAAACAATACTAAATACTTTGGAAAGGATAGACCCTAAAGCTGCGGCAGAATACAAGGCACTAAAAGAAGCGTACGGGAACTCTATTAACGCCATGATGCCTAAAGTTAATGCGGGGTTTGTAACTCAAGCAGCTAAAGGGGCCTACACGTCACTTGGTAATATTGCCGCCAAGGGCAGTAGGCTGGAACAGGTTCAAGCACTGAAGAAAAGCTTGGCAGAAGCGTACTCTGTTGCTAAGAAGGCTGGAGAAACCTTGTCTGTACAGTCGTTTGAAGAAGTCGACAGGCTTTTCAGGGAAGGTTTTCTTTCAGAAAAACTTACCAAGGTTTTGTCAGGCGACGTAGCAAATGTTCAACAGCTAAGGACCTTAGCTATTCAGTTGGATAACCCTACTCAGCGGAAAATATTCCAAGAAGTTCTTGGGCCTGCTTTCCCTAGATTTAATCAGCTGATGAATGCAATTAGAGAAACTGCTGAATCTGCCTCAGGAGATACAGGTGCTCTGTTTTTGAGAGGGCTGGAAACTAAAGGACTTAAAGGAGCCGGTACGCTTTTGAGGGGAGGAATAGCTCCGGGGGCTGCGGTTGTTGGTGGCACTGCCGCCGGTTCTGCAGGAATCGGGATTGGTATTGGAGCAGCGGCACTTTATGTTCCTAATGTTTTTGCCAAAGTCGTGACCAACCCACAGTACGTCAACAAGCTTATTACTTTGTTGTCTGCTGGAGGAAAAGCAAGTGCCAACGCTGAGTTAGCCTTAAACATTATGGTAAGTGAAATCATCGACGAAATGTCTGAAGGCGAGAGAGAAGTTGCTGTGCAGTATGTTGAGAAGCAGCTGGCAAGAATGCTTACTTCAGACCAGACACAGGGACAATAGAATGAAAGTACACAACGACAAACACACGGTAAACTATACGTCTCACGACTACCACAGTATGTGTCAAAAGTCAAAGGACCGCATTAAGAAGATGCAGAAGGAAGGAATACCTACGTCCCATGACTCAAAGGACAAGCCAGAGGACGTAGGTAAGTCTGAAGGTTACTCTTACCTTTTTATATCATAACTCGCAGTTGTTTCCTGTGCAGGCCAATTGCTGTGACCCCTCAGTCATATCGCTGGCCTCTTCTATGTCCCACGATATTTCCTTAGGAAAGTCTTTAGCAAGCTGTCTGTACACCTTCTTGTCCACAGGTTCGTACGGTGCTTGCTGGTACGTGTGGTCTGAGTACGGCAGAAAGCTAACACCACTAACCTTGTCGAACTTGTTGTACAACCACTGGCCCACCTCAAGAAACTCATCGTCCCGGTAGTAACATGTCATAGATGGCTTGTGCTCACACCACTCATCTTGATATATCTCCCATAGGTCTAGCTGCTCCATAGCACCCATGTCTGAGGCTGTCACAGCGCCCTCAGGAGACGCAACAGGGAAACTGAATACCCGTGTACTGGGTGACATTACATCGTCCTCTACAGGGACACCAGCAGCCTCAAGCACGGCGCAAAGAGGATCTCTTGCATCAGCTCGTACTCTTCTAATGTACTGATCGCTGTACCTAGGGTGAATACCACTGGCAGAATCAACCAGCTGGCTGACAGTACCACTAGGCTTAACGGCAGTAATAGCGGCAGAACAGTTAATTCCCAAACGCTCAGACCATTCTTTGTTGACTTTGACTGCCTCTTCGCGCATTGCCCTAAGCCATTTCTTAAGTTCATTCTTATCTCCCCTTCCTGAGAGCAACGGGTGGTCCATGATCCCCGTCAACGACACGCCCAAAAGTGCTTCGTCTTCGGTGTTCGTCTTCCATACGTTTCTCAGGTATCTAAAGTCTGTAAGGGTTGCCTGTAGAGTCCCAAGGATAGTTGCAACTCGTACTTTTCGTTTGAGGCTTGCAAGTGTATCGGACGGCCTGACAACAACTTCCGAAAGGTTGCAGAACTGATAGGGTCGGAGGATGATCTCGCTACACGGATTAGTTCCAAAATCAAAACTAGCATCTCTTCGCTCATTTCGTGCAGCCTGCTTCTGACTTGCCACTCTGCTAAAGACACCTCGTTCGCCAGATCGTGATTCATATAAACTTGTCCATTCGTTTAGGAAAGCCTCAAAGTCAGGCTTCTCTGTGTAACACGCTGAGTTATTCGCTAGTCCACGTTGGGGGTTGTCGACCCACCACTGCCCGTGCTTGCACCTTCGCAGTCTGTCGTCTGTGAGGTTGCTGAGACTGATGAGGGCTGATCGTCTAACTCCCCCCACGACGACGATTTGAGCAATCTTGCAGCAAAGATCGTGGCACTCAACGGAGCTAAGTTTTCTTCCAGCCGCTCCCCGAAAGAGGTCAACTGTGAATCGGAACAAGTCAAGCAGAGGCTCTGGACCGCTTGCTCTACCTCCAAAAACTTTAAGCGTGGAACCTGCAGGTCGTACTCTGCTAACGTCCCATTGGGGAATCTGACCCGAATACAGCAGTGATACCAACTCCCTAAACGATTTCGCCCATCCGATCTTCGAATCTGCCACGTTAATAACTGTATCGGTTTCATGGAATGTCTCTGCCACCTCTGGTAGTTTTTGTACGTACTGTCGCTCAACACTGTACCCCACTCCTGTACCACACATAAGGACGTACATCATCTCGTCGAACGCCTTGGGGTGGTCAATAGGAAGGTAGCTACAGTTAAACCCTGCTGCGTTGTCCCGGTCCAGCGCCTCACCAGCAGTCATCAGTGCTCGCATAGAAGGCATTACGTCTAAGTCGTGAATAGCCTTAAACATTTCGGATACTTCAAAGTCGTTCAAGTCCGTACGATCAACCCAATAGTTGACGTAACGGTTTACGGTTTCTTCCCAAGTCTCTCTTCGCTTCTCTTCTGGCAGGTATCGTGCGTACCGGGACTTGTGTATGTACTGCTGGTATGCGTCCATTAGTTCTCCTTTTCTCTGTCTAAACAAAACGGTTGGTAGTACGTTGTGTCGACACAAATGCGGGCAGTTCCATGACCGGCGCACTCTGTGACTTTGTATTCTCGTGTTGACCACTTCAGACACTCCCCCAATTCTGAAACGGCACAGCTTGACAGAAGCAAGACTAGAGGTATCGTCCTGTACATCAGGATATACCCAGAGTTTCGTTGATGATTGCTTGTCCTGCTAACTGCAGTAGCATGTATACTCCGTCAGGGTATTGCTCGTTGGACGCAACTTCAAACACTTCTCCATCTTCGTACATGATAACGGCAACCTTTACCTGCTTCCCTTCTGCTTCATAGTCCATTGCTTTTGCTGTGAATGATGCTAAAAACTCCGACGTCTTGATGTTGTCGTCTTTGTTTTTAATCTTACCTCCAAACTTGCCTTCAATTACCTTCATTGCTTATGTCCTCAATCAACCAATCTAAGTACTGTCGTGCCTTCTTCAGGTCCTCTACGCCATTCTTGTATTTATACCGGTGGAGGTATTTCATTACGTTGCCTGAACAATAGTCACCGAAGCCTGTTCCTAATTGCTGTTTAATATAGTCTATTGCTTCGATGCCCCCTTTGTTGTAATGAGCAGGCTTTGTTACTGGATTGATAATAACAGTGCTTGCAGATGCTCTATTCCATTCTTCCGGTGTTGCTTCATCAATGCTCACTTACTTCCTCCAGTTCGTCTTGAAAATCTTCTAATTTGCGTAGTAGCCTGTCTTCAAACCTGTCCAGTATGTCCTCTGAAGTGATATTTAAAGATTCTATCAAGTCATCCGGGTCGTACAGATGAAGCAACCGCTCCTTAATTTCTTCTAGCGTCAGAGACATAACTGATTAACTCCTCCAGTGTTTCTATATTATACCATAAAATTCCTTCTTTGTCACACCATTCTGCCATAGTCATTTTGGCAGCTTTTCGTATTTTTTTGTTGGGCTGCATTAAGACGAAAACTAACTCTTGTCCTTTTGGCAGACTGTCTCTAATACTGGTGTATTTCTTGGTGTCTCCCTCCCGGAAGAATCCTTTGCACTCCACAAGAACCCCAGAAGCAGAATGGACAAAATCAGGCCGATAACTACGAGAAATTGTGTACGGTACTGTAAACGGCTCGTAGTCGAAACCCTGTAGTACTTTTGCGACGTCTTGTTCAAAGGTGCTCCTAAAGCGGGATCTCTTGGACTTTCGGCTCATTGACTACCTCCGTTAAAAATCTTGGGCCTGTTGAGTAAGAGAAGGCACGTAGTCCGGGCCAACAGCTTTTCTTGTACGCACAGTAAGAACAACCAATGTCGAGCTTCTTGTTGCCGCTCTTGCCGTCGTCTTTGGGTTGGTAGCAATGCTTAGGAGGCTCTGGTTGCTTCACCATTTCCTGAACGTGCTCAATCCGGTCTGTGATGTTGAAGCCGATCTTCGTATGTACAGGAGCCTGTATGTCCTCCTGATCGTACATCAGATAGGTCAGATGGCCGTTCTGCTTGTCCATTGCTAACCAACCGAAGGTAGTTTGTCCCTCTGCTGCTGCATAACCTTTAATTTGAGCAATGTATCCAAACGGGTCATCATAAGCCAGACTTCCGTCCTTGAATTTCTTAAACCCATAACTGGACACAGACTTAACATCAGTGACCACACCGTCAATTTTGCAGTCCATAGAGCCTGTAATGCCACTGACTTCACACTGCTTTTGTTCTGCTGTAACTTCATGCCCTGACGCCCTCGTTAAGAATAACAGGAGTTCTTCGATAAGATGCCCGTAAAGAAACTTGACGAGCGTGTGTGGTTGCATGTCGTCGTGTTTCTGGACATTGTTGTAGTGATTCCAGAGGAACCTGTCTTTACGACCAATGTTGGACATACGTAGTTTACGGTAGTCCCGTGGGCCTCCGTTGACAAATTCCTTTCGCATAAGGTCCTTAACGGACTCGCCAAAGTCGTCAATGCACTTGTCTATGTCTACGTCCTTGGCTACTCTCTTTGTTTTTACCAGTTTGTAAATGTCGTCTACCAGTGTGTATATGCTCTTCATTCTCTGTGCTCCACCCATCTCAGTTTTCTTGTGTCAGGATCAAATGATAAAAATACTACGCCTAATTTCTTTTGTTCGTCAGTCCTGACCCTCCTTTGGGTGCATCGGTCAACTATTTGGTTATAGACTGCCGTTTTGACGTCGACTAAGACTGTCTCTCCGTCCTTCATTGCAATCATGTCAACAGCCCCGGTACAGCCAGCATTTAAGAAAACTTCGTAGCCGTTGTCCCAGAGCCACGTCACGGCATAGAACTCAGCAAAATCTCCCTTTCGGTTCCTATTCATCAGTGTGTCTCCGCCCACGTTGCCCCGATTTTGTATTCTCCGTCGAGTGGGCATCTGAGTTCAAAAGAAATCCCAGCCGCCTTGAGGCACTCCACTGCGAGCCAGCCGAACTTCTCTGCTTGTTTAGCAACCACCTCCGATTGTACTTCGTCATGGATGTTCCCTACGAATTTGTAGTTAATGTTCCAAAGCTTTGCGTAGTCATCAAGAGTAACCAAAGCCTGCTTCATCACTATAGCACCAGCCGCCTGTAATAAAGTGTTTAGTGCAGAGTGTTCGGATCTAACTCTAAGACGCCTTCCGTCGAGTCCTGTAAGATAACCACGCCCAGCTGCTCTAGCAGTGCGTTCTCTAAGACTTTCAAGAGCAGGTGTATTTCGTAAAAATCGTTGTTTAAGAGTTCTGCCGTCTCGTGCCGTTCCTCCGACGATAGTTCCGATTTTAGCGTCCCCTGCTCCGTAGAGGAAAGCGTAGATGAAAGTCTTTGCTTGAGGTCTTGTTTCAAGTCCCGCAGCCTGTTGATTTCTGGTATGTATGTCTTCTCTAAGTAGGACATTAGTAAACTCCTCGTCATTCATGTAATGGGCCAACATACGTAGCTCTAGGCCACTAGCGTCGAACCCAACTAACTTGCTTTCTTGAGGTACAATCCAGCAAGAGCGACACTCATGTCCAAACAGGCTATGACCTGCTGGAACCTGAGCCATGTTAGGGCTTTGGTGTGTCATCCGTCCAGTCACAGCACCGTTACTGATTACACGACCATGAACCCTACCGTCATCCTCCACATGCTCTAACCACGAATTTACTTGTGCATATCGTTTTTGAAGCAAGAGGTACTCAAGTACTTGTTCCGCTTCGGGAACATGACTATTCTCTTTAAGCGTCTTCTCATCAACCATTGGTTTGCCTGTCGGAGTGAGTTCCGACCATACAGCACCCTTAGACGTAAGCCTGTCGGCCACCTGTTGCCGTGATCCGACATTAAAGACAGTGACCTTATCTTTGAGACGCTTACCTGTTTTTTCTGAGTAGCGTTGCTCAATGATCGGCGGGAAAATCGCCTGCAGATCCTCTTCAATTTCATTCATGCGCTCCTTGAATGTTGCACAAAGCTCTCTTGCTAGCTCTTGGTCAAGTACCCAGCCATTGCGCTCCTGTTGCTGGACGACGTACTGAACCTTGTGCTCCAGTTCGACGGACTGCCTTGAAAACTCAGACATATCGGTGACAAGCTTCTTGTGTACAGCTTCAGTCACCTCAACGTCCCTCATGCAGTAGTCGATCATCTCAGGAGACAGGCAGGTCCAGTCGTCGTGGTCCCCTTTCGGGAAGCCAAGTTCCTCTCCCCAGTTCCGCAAAGAATGCCCACCAGACTTGCTAGGGTCGAAAAGACGGGACAAAACCAACGTATCTATGACCCTCTCAGGAGCCACAGAAAGCCCCCAGAGACGTTCTAAAACAGGGAGGTCGTACCCTATTAGATTGTGTCCAACGACGCTCAGAGAGCCACACAGAGCCTCTCGTAGCGTATCTGGACGTGTATGGACGGTGTTTACCCCGTTGTAGCGGGTAACAACGCACCAAATCGTCGTTGGGTTCAGGCCGTCAGCTTCAAGATCCAGATAGATCAAAAATCGTCCCCTATTTCAGGATTAGCCACCTCAGTCAAACGTCCGGTTCCCCGGTCATACGCAAGCCAGCAAGCGGGTCCAGTTTCACCAGTGTAACGATTCTTCAGGACACGTACGGTAGTCGTATTCCTGATGTCTTCGTTGGTGTGTTGCTGGTCCCTCTCCATGCCGATTACGATGTCGGACAGCTGAGCAATTGCCTGTGAACCACGCAACTCACCCAAGCTGATCTGTGCACCGTCCTCGTGAGCCCTGCCCTGTGACCGACGCAAGTGTGACACGAGAAACAAGGTGATGCCTGTTTCTGCTACTAACGTCCTAAGCTTCGTCATAATTTCGTCAATGGCTTTTCGCTCGTCTCCGGACTCTTGGGAAGACACGACGATGGACAGGTGGTCCAGTATGACGTACCTACAGTCAAGGGCTTTTGCCATGTAGCGAACACGGGAGAGCAGGTTATCTGCTGAAGTCGATCCCCAATGGTCGAAAAGGTAGTAACGTCCTGTTCCCAATGTGGATTCCCAGAAGGGCCGAAGCTCGTCCACTGGCGTATCCTCTTCCAAATGAAGGGGCCTGTTTGCCGCCACCGACATGATACCAAGCGTTGTTCGGGCCAAATCTTCCTCAAGGGCCAAGACGCCAATATTGCCCTCGCATCTGCATAGAAGGTCATATTCGATCTCCCGAATAAACTGGGATTTGCCCATACCACTACCGCTAGTGATCGTGACGAGTTCATAAGGTCTATGCCCTCTGGTTATATGATTCAAGCCCTCCCACGGATACGGGGTGGACTTGACCTTTCGCTTCTCGACCAGAGTACCCCAAGTGTCGATACCAGCGACGATACCGTCAGGTTGGTACACCTTGGCGTTCCACCAGAGTTTTGTGAAGTCCTTGACGTTGTTCGCCATCAGCATGTCCGAAGCGTCCTTTGTCGGCAGCTTGCAGATTTTCAGCTTGTTGGGGCTGAACAGGTCCTTCACTTGCTCCAGAGCGGCTTCTCCGGCCTTGTCGTTGTCGAAACATAGCACCACCTTGTCGTAGCTCTCCAGCCACTCCAGATGTTGCTTCAGTTCTTTTACTGCGTTGGAAGCACCGTTACGTAACGACACTACGTCATACGCTGTCTTCCCTAGCATCTCGTAGACAGCCAAGGCGTCCAACTCTCCTTCAGTAATCGTCAGGAACTTGTTGGACGTGCACTGCTGTTGTCCAAAGAAACCAGCCTTGGTCATGTCACCAGTGGCGTGGAAGTTCTTTGTCTTAACGTGCCTTACCTTGGCGGCTACGATCTCTTTTGAGTCTACTTCGTAGTAGGGGTAGTAGTGTTTTTCTACCTGACCCTCACTGGAGTACTCAACTGTGACCCCAAAGCGAGCGCACGTTTCTTTGGATATGCGTCGTTGGGGTATGTTGCTAACCACACCAAACATCTGTAGAGGCTTGGCGTTAGCAGTCTTAGGTTCTTCCACTGTACCTCCGTTGACATGGTGGTCGCAACCAGCGGCAAAGCAATGTTTACCGCCGTCGTCGTAGATTGCAAGGGCGTCCGAAGAACCACACTCCGGACACCCCTCATGGCGAAGAAACTTAGACATTAAAAGTCGTCGTCAAATGCCGCTACTTCAGCTTCCTCCAGCACCTTGATGGCTTCAAGGTACGTTGCTACACCGTGCACTGGATGTGCGTCACCCAGCTTAAACTTCAGGCGTACCTTTGAATTGTAAGGGACCTCGCCCGGATAAGGGTTGCCCTCTGCGTCCATAGTTCGGATGTTAAACTTCGACTTGAACTTTCGTTGCTTACTGCCTTGATAGTCCTTGATTTTAACACCACTAGCAGACAACGTCGAAGCGTCGTCCTCGTCCAGTGTAATGGTCAGAGAGTACTGCCCTGTGTCCTGACCGTTGAACACGTCGTGCTGAGTGATGTTGCTAAAGTTTACTACACCTTCAATAACTTGGCTTGACATAATGAGATAATCCTCGTTAGTTAATTGAAAAATGGCGGGTGAAAGCACTGACACATCCTGTCCGGTTCACAACTGCGACAACGTACCCCGGCTTTTGCTCTCAGTTTTCAGCTACTTACACCCTTAACGCTTGCCATAACGACTATTTTCGGATAGCTCCGTCCCTGTGACTGTGACGCCACTTCTCGTCGTGCGGGAGCACACTAGCCAGTGACTAACCGGCACGTTCTTTGTACTAATAGTATACCACACTTTTTTGTTTTGTGCGTAGTTTTCAATCTTTTTTTTCTCCTCTGCGCACCCATAGATGCCCGTTTTTTTCTGCGTCTACAAAAATCCCTGCAGTGATGAAAAACATACCTATAACCAGCAAGTGTGCGCCTACGCTCCCTATGCCGAAATACAGGCTCCCTCCAATCCCTATAGTGAAAACTGCGGTCCAAGCTACCGATAGGTAAAACATCAGCACAAACCGTGTCATAGGGTCCGGCACAAAGCGTAACGGGTTTACCCTCACGTTGAAAAAATAATTGTACAGGTCATAAACAAAAAAGCCAACCCTACGCATTTTTTTCATTTGACGTAACAGTGGTAGGAAATTCGTCAATTAGCGTAACAATGTTTTCCATTGCTTCAGCAGCGTTTATTTCGTCAAGTAAATCTGCCAAGGGGCTTTCGTTACGCCTCATTGCCAGTATTGACGCAGGTAATGAAGAAACAGCACAAAAATCCTCTGGTGTGTTTAGGGGCAAGGGCCTTTGATTTCCCTTAAATATATCTCTCATAACTTATCCTCCTCTTCTGGTACTTCGTCACTAGCCATACTCAGGATACGGTCCAGTGTTGATTTAGTCATAACGACGTCGCCGTTTTCGTCCAGAGACAGCCTCAGGTCCTTCTTGATGACAAAAGGGATACCACCCCAAGGGTCAGCCTTCATTATGTCTTTTGTTACCTCACGGGCCTGTGTGTAGCCCAAACAGTAGATGCTGTAGTCTCCACCTGTTACTTCATAAATCGTCTTTTCGTCCATGTTTTTCCTTCCGGGTATATTTAGTTCGGTCTTTGTGCACCATAGGTTTGTTAAACTTATGGGCATGTTTGGCTACGGGGTTGACCCGTGGTTTCTTTTTGCCCATAAACTTAAGTCTCCTATGGTTACTTATGTAGTGTCTTCTTCGGTTTACTTCTTTAGTACTACTTTAGAAGAGGGTATCAGAATCTTCTTCATCAGTAAATCCCTCATAATGGTAATTTTCCACTAAAGAATCACTATTGGGGTCGTCCAGTACGTTAGACGAAGCCAGACAATAACTGCAGAGATCAAAAAAGCGACCGTTGGCGTCCTTTTTGGTCAACTCATGGTCCTCTAGGATCACATTACATGCTTTACAGCGCATCTTGCCAGTCCTCCCCATGTAAATCAATCATCATACGCTCAAGCTGATTAAGCTTTAGCCTAGTTATACGCTGACGACATTCCAACCGGAACATTTCAGTCTCAAACTCCACCAGATGTTCTATCATGGCGTGTTCCATAGGGTCAACTGAAGGCCCTTCAGGACCTTCTGACGTTTCATAGTAACCTTGTTCAAACTCTTGTGGTGTCATCTTTTCCTCCGCTTCTTGAGCATTTCCTTACGGTGTTTGTCGTCGGGTAGTCCGTTTACTGGATCAATAATCGTTATTAGCACCGAAAGCAGTAACGCCAGCCCAAACATAATAAGAAAAGCAAAGTATATGAACGCTAAAAGGTAATCCATCATCAATTAGTCTCCAAAAATGTAATACGCCAGTACAATAAAACAGCCTGTCAATAAAAACATTGCCAGCACTTCTATATCCATAGTCTAGTCTCCGTGGTCTGTCGGTAAGTAGTCCTCAACTGCTAGTACTTCCTCGTGTATGATATCCTCAAAGTAGGCTACGTTCCAGCCCTCTCGCAAATCCCGGTCCCCCACTGTGATCTTGTCGATCTCAACTAGGTCCATGTAATCGTCATTCGTGAGGGTCCAGTGGATCACTACGTCAAGCGTAGCCCATTCACAATCCACCTGTATCTCTGTCTGGTGTTGTCCGTATCTTCTAGCCACTGTCACAATTCTCCTTTGCATGTTCGACGTCGATGTTGACAAAGCAAGCTAAACTACCAGTACCCCAACTATCGGCATTGGTAAGCTTGTAAAAGGCCCATGAAGGCTCCACTGGGTGCTCCATCAAAAACTCAGCACCTTCCGCTATCTGATCGCCTTCAAAGTATTCACCCGTCATCATGCAGGGGTAATTCAAGCAACTCATTATTCGATGTCCTCCGCTATCGTAAGCCACACCACGATTATACCACATCCCAAAGCCCAAAGCGATAGTATGTCGTTTTCCATTAGTCAAATCTCCCTATTTTAGTCTCTCCGGTTTCCTCATCACGAATCGCCGTGATTGAATACGGGTAGCAGTACATGGTAAACCGGTTGCGGTACGTTATGGAAGCGTACGGTTCAAGGTCCGGGTCTTCCGGGCTCTGGTATTCCCCAGATTCTGCCACAGTACCACCAAACGGATACTGAAAGCCACCGAATTGATAAATGCTATCCATTGCTTCCGCTACCTGATACAGTGTGTCACCCTCTTGTGTGGCATGTATGAAAAACTCCGGGAGCAATCCTAGGTACTCTCTGGTGGCTTCCGGGTAAGTTTTAAAATTCCAGTCGACGGTGTATTCTTTCATGCTCTCACGCTCCTATTGCTATCAGATCATTTTGCTTTTTGACCATGCTTCGACCGTGGCCTATGTAGCATACTACACTAACGGTTTTATCCCAACAAGCCCTACAAGGGCCGCATTTGCCCTCTCTGGTATAAGCTTCACAGACTAGGGCATCGGTAGGTACTGTCTCTGGTGTCGCTATGGTGGACGTTTGAGGGCCTTCTACGGTTTCCCCCGTAATGCTATCGGATGACAGACGGACCACGCAATTTGGTAGATCCTGCAACCATCGGATGACAGACTCAAACTTTTTAAACTTGTGCATACGTGTAGGTATCCAATGCTTGACCCACGGCGTCCGCTCGCACACTTCGAGAATCTTATACGCTAGACGGACGTCGTACATGTCGCCAGAATCAAACCAGCGAAAATACCGGTCATTATCCAATTCCGCCACCATATCATCACACCAGCTGTCACGTTTCCAGTCCGCCCGGTTATGCTCCCGTGGTGCTCTGACATTCTTAAACCGATAGTTACCCGTGGTGGCATAACATCCGGAACAGGCAGGCACTAATTCACCACCAGCACCTATCGATCCCGGACAAGTATCCAAGGCTTGAAGCGACCATGATCGCCCCGGCATTTTGCTTGCTTTCGATAGCTTAATCATTAGTCATACCTCGCAATCAGCTCACGGTAAATCGCTCTGGCGTTGTCTGTTAAATCACGATACTCAACACCACCGAAACCGGGACGGTATCCCATGCGATGCAGGCGTCCCAATATCCCAAATTCAATGCTACTATCGTTTCTGTCACGCATGTAGTCGCAAGCATAGCAATAATATGCTTCGCATATATCGAATCTATCCCATTGCATGGCCCTTGGCCCTCCGTTTTTGGTGCTCTGGTACGCCAAAAGCCCGCTCTAGGCGGGCTCTGGTGTTGCGCTGGTGGGCTTAACGGTCGTCGATTGAAATGTCGATATTTCGGCCCTTTCCATGCTCCCAGTAGAGCGACCAGAGGCCACCGTGTACGCTGTTAAATACCTCTCCCTGAGTGTAGTTTAGGGCTCTCTTGGTGGCCTTGCGTCGACGGATGATGATGCTACGGCCAAATACTTTTGTACGTGTCACTTTCATAGGTTTGCCCTCCGGGCTTTTGTGTCGGCGCAGGATTGCCCCGACTTGTGACCAGTATCGTCGATTTTGACCCGGCTGTGAAGTGTAAATATTACCTTTTTTTGTTGTCGGTGTTTGGGCTTTTTGGCACGGCCTTTGCCCTGCAATAAGTGTGCCAAGTTTGACTAATTTTTTTCAGCTGTAAAACTTGGCATGGTTTTTGCCCTTGCAGTTCCCGTGCCAACTTTTGAAATTTCTAAATTTTTTTCCTGAGCTGAAACTTTTGGCACGATTCTTGCCAAGCCCAATGCACCTACATAGGCATACCCTTCTATGACTTTTGGAAACACCGCACCACGGGCTTCTCAGGGCTTCTCAGGGCCATGTGGATAAACCTGTGGAAAACCTGTGGATAACTTTTGTCAGCTCTGAAAATTATCCACAGGATATCCACAGGATGCCAACAGCTGTGGATAACTTGTGAATAACCTGTGGATAACTTGGCCGGGGGAGGGACTTTTGTTGCCGCTGTAACTGTAGCAGCCACTCAAGCACAAAATAGGTAAAAATTAGAAAAATTATGTAAAAAATAAACACATGTAACTACTTGATTTTTCTAAAGTAACACAGTCCCTGGCAAAAGGTCATAAAATAGCTTGACTTTCGTGTAGACTCGTGATATACTAAGGTTGTATTTACGGACAATTTATGTTATGACCGAAGAAATTAAAAAAAGAGGTCGTGGCAGACCCCGGAAGTCGGAAGTAGAAGCTGTGAAGCCCGGAAACAAGGGGCAAGTGGGCCGACCTAAGGGTGACGCAGCGATCATAAACGAATACAAGGCCCGTATGTTGGCCTCACCAAAGTCAAAAAAGGTTCTAGAGACTATTTTTGATGCTGCTTTAGACCACGACCACAAGAATCAAGCTGCTGCTTGGAAACTTGTGATGGACAGGATACTGCCTGTAGGGGCATTTGAAAAGGACGTAATTAAAGATGGAAACAGAAGTGCGATCCAAATTAATATCACTGGGGTTGGAAGCGCAACAGTTGATTCTAGCTATCCAGAGAGCAACACAATCGAAGGCGAACTTGTGGATTGATGAGGCTGAACACCAATCTGGTCTGTTTTTTGAGTACTTGAGGACTAAAGTAAGTTGAGATACTTCACAGTAGACGAGTTTAACTGTCAACATACTGGTGAAAACCAGATGGAAGCTGAGTTTATGGAGTTAGTAGATGAACTTAGACATCGTTGTGATTTTCCTTTTATTATTACTAGTGGCTACCGTAGTATAACCCACCCTATCGAAGCAAAAAAAGATGTGCCGGGAACCCATGCGCAAGGCATAGCGGCTGATATAAAAGTAAATAACGGATCAGAGCGGTACACGATCATAAAAAACGCTTTAGAGCTAGGTTTTACGGGTTTGGGTGTTGCTAGTACTTTTATTCACGTAGATACACGGGGAACAACCCCCGTTTCTTGGTTGTACTAAAGGAGATTGGCATGGAATTTACATTTATATACCGTGGTGTAAAGTATAAGCCCACTAGCCGCTAAAATAGCGTGTCTTACAGCAACAAAGTAATCGACCACTACGAAAACCCCCGCAACGTGGGGAAGTTGGACGATTCTGACGATTCTGTAGGCACTGGCATGGTGGGAGCACCGGCCTGTGGCGATGTGATGCGTCTGCAGATTCAAGTAAACGACAACGGTGTCATTGAGGACGCCAAGTTCAAAACTTACGGATGTGGATCTGCGATTGCCTCTAGTTCATTGCTAACTGAGTGGGTAAAAGGAAAAAAACTTGACGAGGCTGCGGCAATCAAAAACACGGAGATTGCAAACGAGCTTTCACTACCTCCAGTAAAAATACATTGTTCTGTTTTAGCAGAGGATGCTATCAAAGCTGCTGTTCAAAACTACTGGGATAAGCGGGAAGTATAATATGTTTGTTGTAATCGGAGCCGACTGGTGTCACGGTTGTCGGGGACTAAGGCGAAAACTGATGGAAATGAACGTCGACCATCGGTACGTAAAGATGCCTCCCGGTCCCGCAGGTTGGGACATGGTAGAAGCCTTTACTGGACGTAGAGCAGTGCCTGCAGTGTTACATAAGTTTGAAACACTACAAGCGGTGTCTGACTTGTTAGAAGAAGCCGACCTACCCACCAGAGAATTGACAGAAGACGAATTAGACGAACTAGAGTAATGGAAGTATTTTTGCTAGTGTGTATTATGTCTTTGCCGATTGTAACTGGAGCGATCACGTTTTACTTAAGTTGGAAGTTGTGTGACTGATCTTAATATAGAACTACTGCCTTGGCAGCAAGAAGTCTGGGAAGACGACACTAGATTTAAAATAGTTGCTGCAGGACGACGAACAGGCAAGTCCCGCCTAGCTGCTTGGATGTTGATTGTAAATGCCTTGCAGACAGAAAAGGGGCAAGTGTTTTACGTAGCGCCTACGCAGGGACAAGCCCGTGACATTATGTGGCAGACCCTCTTAGAGCTAGGACACCCTGTGATTGCAGGATCACATATTAACAATCTGCAGATCAGGCTGGTCAACGGGGCCACGATTAGTCTCAAGGGAGCCGACAGGCCTGAGACAATGCGTGGTGTGTCCTTGAAGTTTTTGGTGTTGGACGAATACGCCGACATGAAACCGGACGTCTTTGAGCAGATCCTAAGACCTGCCTTAGCCGACCAAAAAGGTTCTGCGATGTTCATAGGCACACCTATGGGCCGTAACCACTTCTATGAACTGTACAAGTATGCGGAGTTAGATAATGACCCTACTTACAAATCTTGGCACTTTACGTCTTACGATAACCCGTTGCTGGACCCAAGCGAAATCGACATTGCTAAACGCAGCATGTCCTCCTATGCCTTCCGTCAGGAATTTATGGCGTCATTTGAAGCTCGTGGTTCGGAAATGTTTAAAGAAGATTGGGTGGTGGTGTCGGAAGATAGACCTGAGATAGGAGACTACTATATTGCTGTTGACTTGGCGGGTTTTGAAGAAGTCAATAAGAAACGAACAAAAAATTCTAGACTTGACGAAACCGCCATTGCCGTCGTTAAAGTTAGTGAGCATGGTTGGTTTATTGACAATATTATATATGGACGATGGAGTCTTGATGAAACGGCAAATAAGATATTTCAGGCCGTTCGAGATTATCAACCCGTATCCGTTGGTATCGAAAGAGGTATTGCTAAGCAGGCTGTAATGTCGCCCCTCGTGGATTTACAAAAGAAGTACGGTACGTTTTTTAGGGTAGAGGAGCTAACCCACGGTAACAAGAAGAAAACTGATAGGGTTATGTGGGCATTACAGGGTAGGTTTGAAAACAACTTTATTACTTTAAACAAAGGCGAATGGAACAGTAGATTCCTAGACCAGTTGTTTCAATTTCCCGACCCACTGACACACGATGACTTGGTGGACGCCTTAGCGTACATAGACCAGCTAGCAAACGTAGCGTATGACTACGACTACGAAATAGAAGACCATGAAATACTAGACATTGTAGCAGGATACTAATGAAAATTTTTAGACCCTTTAATACCTACGGAATATACGCAATCAGTGCTGTAGTGTTTTTTACACTAGGGTACTGCGTTGCTGCAATTTAGGAAATACCTATGAGCGAACTATACGAAGTTGACCCGTTGTTGGTTGAAGAAACCATCGAAGACTGGGTAATTACTAAATGTGAAGACTGGCGTGATTATTACGAGTCAAACTACGAAGACCGATTTGAAGAGTACTATAGGCTCTGGAGAGGCATTTGGGACCCTGCAGACAGCGACCGTAAGTCAGAGCGTTCAAGAATTATTTCTCCTGCGCTCCAACAGGCAGTTGAGTCCAACGTAGCTGAGCTAGAAGAAGCAACCTTTGGTCGTGGAAAATGGTTCGACGTTAGTGACAACAAAGGCGACACTGACCGCCAAGACATTACTTTTTTGCGTAATAAGCTTACTGAAGACTTTGAAGACTGTATGGTACGTAAAGCAGTAGCGGAGTGTCTGATTAATTCAGCAGTCTTTGGTACAGGCGTCGGAGAGATTGTCATTGAAGATATGAAAGAGATGGCCCCTGCGTCTCAGCCTATCATGGACGGTGAACTACAGGCTGTCGGTGTCAACATTACTAATCGGGTAAAAGTCAAACTAAAGCCTGTACTGCCTCAGAACTTTCTTATTGATCCTGTAGCAACGTCTGTAGACGACGCTTTGGGTGTTGCTGTTGACGAGTTTGTCAGCAAACACCAAGTAGAGATGCTTCAAGAGCAGGGGGTTTACAAAGACGTATACGTTGGCTCAGCAGCCCCTGATACGGACTTAGAGCCTGACCAAGACATTACGATCTACAACGACGACAAAGTACGACTGACAAAGTATTACGGTCTGGTTCCACGGGAGCTTTTAGAGGCTGTTATTAACGAAGACTTTGAAGACGAAGAAACAGAAGAAGAAGAAGACGGCCCTAAGTACGTTGAAGCAGTCGTGGTCGTAGCTAACGGTGGAACACTACTAAAGGCAGAAGCTAACCCCTACATGATGCAGGATCGTCCTGTAGTTGCGTTTCCTTGGGACGTAGTTCCCGGACGGTTCTGGGGTCGTGGTGTTTGTGAGAAAGGCTATAACAGCCAGAAGGCGCTTGATACAGAGCTTCGGGCTCGTATTGATGCTCTGAGTCTAACTATCCACCCAATGCTTGCTGTGGACGCTACACGCCTTCCTAGAGGGGCTAAGCCAGAAGTTAGGCCGGGGAAAATGATTCTAACTAATGGAGATCCTCGTGAAGTACTACAACCGTTTAATTTTGGACAAGTTGGACAAATTACATTCTCCCAAGCCGCAGCCCTGCAACAAATGGTACAGCAGGCTACAGGAGCAGTCGACTCAGCCGGGATTGCGGGACAGGTTAATGGTGAGGCTACTGCAGCTGGCATCAGTATGTCTCTTGGTGCTATTATCAAACGCCATAAACGAACTCTCATAAATTTCCAACAGTCTTTTTTGATTCCTTTTGTTAAAAAAGCGGCATACAGGTACATGCAGTTTGACCCCGAAAACTATCCAGTGTCGGACTACAAGTTTAACGCCACTAGCACTTTGGGTATTATTGCTCGTGAATACGAAGTTACTCAGTTAGTACAGTTGTTGCAAACGATGGGCAAGGAATCTCCCTTGTACAATACTTTGATTCAGTCTGTAGTTGACAACATGAATTTGTCAAACCGTGAAGAGCTTCTGGAAGCCCTTACAAAAGCGGCTCAACCAGACCCACAGGCTGCTCAAGTATCTCAGGCTGCTCAACAAGCACAGCTGCAGTTCCAGAAGTCTCAGTCAGCACTATTGGTTTCTCAGGCACAGGAATCGCAAGCTAGAGCAACTAAGCTGTCTGCTGAAGCACAGGCAGTGCCTCAAGAACTTGAGATTGATCGTATTAACGCAATCACCCGAAACCTACGGGAAGGCGACGAAGAAGACAGAGAGTTTGAACGTCGCATGAAGGTTGCTGATACTCTTTTGAAAAAACAACAGGTAGAAGGTAAAAACAATGCTAACCGACAACGAACTGAGGGGACTCCTCAACCAGATCAGCCAGACCTTTCAGCACCAGTGGGACCGAATATCGGAACTGGAGCGCAGGGTGGAGGAGCTATCTAATGGTGGAAAAACACCCAAGCCTAAAGCGAGCAGGGGTAAACGGGTTCAACAAACCGAAGCGAACGCCTAACCACCCTAAGAAGTCTCACATCGTGGTTGCCAAGGAAGGCGACAAAATTAAAACTATACGGTTCGGTGAGCAAGGAGCAAGTACTGCAGGCAAACCAAAGGCTGGTGAATCGGATCGTATGAAAAAGAAGAGGGCGTCTTTTAAAGCACGTCACTCAAAGAACATAGCCAAAGGTAAGATGTCTGCGGCTTATTGGGCTAACAAAGTTAAATGGTAACTGAAGTACAACCAATGTCGGCTGTCCCTACGACTTACGTACAAAGACAAGTAACGTACAAAGTGTGGGGAGGTGAATTAGTGGCGGGTTCTGAAAAGGTTGAAGCCACAACTACAGAAGTTACTGTGTACGACCGAAACGGGCACGTTAAGACGGCTACAAATATTCACACTAACGAATACATAGTTTAAGGGGATAGTCATGGCAGGACCAGCAGCAATAGTTTTGCGAGCAGCAAAGATGATAAAAGACAGTGGAGCTGTAGCTGCCGCTAAAGAATTTTCTGATGATGTTATTAAACAAGCAAAAAAACATCTTAAAGATATGAAGTCTAAAAAGACAGCCGATCAAAAGAAAACCGAAAAAGCTACCAAAAGCCAACGGACTTACCGTGAAGGCCAACGTAAAGCAGGCGTTGGGGGCGCTGCCGCAGGATACACTGCTGGAGGAGTTGACCTTTCTGAAGGCAAAGGACAAAAACCAATTGCCGACATGAGCCAAGGAATTGACGTCCGTGGAGACGGCGACGGTATTCGATATTTTCAAGACGGCAAAGAAGTTCGTATGCCGAAAAAAAGGTACAACTAATGAAAGTTTCAGCACCCAAAGGCTATCACTGGATGAAAAAAGGTAGTAGCTATAAGTTAATGAAAGATCCTGCAGGCGGCTACAAACCCCACAAGGGTGCGTCTAAGTCTGCAAATTTTGAAGTCCAAAAAATCCACAAAAGTAAATAGGAGGCTATTATGCCCGGATACGGCTACCCATCAAGCAAACCCAAAAAGAAAAAGAAAAAGGTAAAAAAGTAATGCCAAAAGGTAAAAAGGGTTACTCACCAAAACAAAAGAAAATAGCTCGTGTAGCACCTCCACGCAACAAAATCACGGGCGCTGACTTTAAGGGGTTAAGAAATCGTGGCAAAGGCAAAAAGTAAAACACAACCTAAACCGAAGATGTACACGCAGGCGCAGGTTAATAAAATGCTGGCTCAAGCACGTAGGGACGCCCAAAACGCAATACCCTCTTCTGCTAAGCAAGCTGCTATGAAAAAGAAAATGGCTGAAGAAAAAATGGATGCCAAAATGAAAGCAGCAGTTAAACGGAGGAGTCGAAGTGCCAAGTAAAGCAAAGCCCAAGAAAAAAAAGTCTGGGCCTAATCCTAAAAACAAGGCATTGTACGCTCGTGTAAAATCAGAGGCAAAACGTAAGTTTGACGTGTGGCCTTCTGCATACGCTTCTGCGTGGTTGACACGAGAATACAAAAAACGTGGTGGAACCTATGGCTAAAGGAGGACTAAAGAAGTGGTTTGCTGAAGAATGGGTCGACGTTAAGACAGGCAAGAAGTGTGGTCGCAGCGGTAAAGAAAAAAAGAAGCGTCCGTACCCATCGTGTCGACCTAAGGCGGTAGCTGCCAAAATGACTAAGGCTGAAAAGGCTTCTTCGTCTAGGCGTAAAAAAGGCCCAGCCAAGATCAAACACGCTGTTACCGCATCAGGTCGTCGTAGACGTACCAGTAAAAAAGCTTGACATTAGCAAAATTATATGCTATACTAAACCTGTAGTAAGCAACTTTAGAGGAAAACATGAGTCCAGAGCTTGAGGCCTACTTTAGTAATTATAACGAACTCTTCAATCACGAAGGTTTCAAACAACTCTTACAAGAGATTTCCACTAATGCACAGCAGTTGGCTGACATACAAACTGTAAAAAACGAAGAAGACCTCTTCTTTCGTAAAGGCCAAGTAGCTGCTTTTGCAACCGTTTTGAATCTACAGGCTACTACAGAAGCTGCTAGAGATCAAGCTGAAGCAGAAGCGGAAGAATAAAAATGTACAAAATTTACGATTTCCGTTGTACAAACGGACACATTTTTGAAAAAATGGTAGAAGTAGGCATTACAACCAGTAGGTGCGGTTGTGGCGCTTTAGCTAAAAAAATGGTATCTGCCCCGTCCTTTCACCTAGATGGTGCATCCGGAGATTTTCCGGGTAAGCACATGAAATGGGTAAAAGAACACGAACAAGCAGACTCTAAATCCTCATCTCCACAATGATTACAATCACGGAGTTTAATTATGTCACGAGCAACAGTGGTTGATTTGCCCCCTGAAGAGGAAAACGCAGACAACATTGAAAACGAAGCAGAAGAGATTCAACAGGAACCAGAAGTTGAGCAACCTCAAGAAGAACCTACAGTCCCAGAAAAGTACCAAGGTAAATCCTTAGAAGAAGTTGTACAGATGCACCAAGAGGCTGAAAAGCTTCTAGGTCGTCAGTCCTCTGAAGTAGGAGAGCTTCGTAAAGTTGTAGATGATTATATTAATGATCAAACTACACCTCAAGCACCTCAACCAAGTGTTGAGCCCGAACAAGAGATAGATTATTTTACAGACCCAAAAGCAGCTGTAAACAGTGCTATTGAGAACCATCCTAGTATTAGAGAAGCAAAAGAATATACAAACGAATACAAAAAACAGTCTTCTTTGTCTATTCTTAATAATAAACATCCAGACATGCGTGAAATCTTAGATGATCCTAAGTTTGCTGACTGGATTAAGTCTTCAAAAATCAGGACTCAGTTGTTTGTACGAGCAGACCAAGAGTACGATGCTGATGCGGCTGATGAACTGTTTAGTCTTTGGAAAGAAAGACGCTCAGTAACTCAGCAGACTGCCCAAGTCGAAAGACAGGCACGTAAGCAGCAACTCAAGGCAGCAAGCACAGGCAATGCACGAGGCACAGCTGAAGGGACACGTAAAAAAGTATATCGTAGGGCCGACTTAATTAAACTTATGAAAACGGACCCTGAGCGTTATCAAGCTTTGTCTGAAGACATACTAACAGCTTACGCAGAGGGTCGAGTCAGATAATCTATTAGGAGATTGACATGGCTACTGCAACTTATCCCGGCAGCGGGGGTTTTACCGCGAAGACTGAAGCTGACAAGTTTATTCCAGAGATCTGGAGTGACGAAATTATTGCAGCTTATCAAAAGAACTTGAAAATGGCTCCCCTTGTCAAACGTCTCTCTATGACTGGCAAGAAGGGTGACGTTATTCATATCCCGAAGCCTACTCGTGGCGACGCCAATGCTAAAGCGGCTGATACTGCGGTAACGATTATTGCGAATACAGAATCAGAGTTGACCGTCACTGTAGACCGTCACTTTGAGTACTCACGTCTAATTGAGGACATCGTAGAGGTTCAGGCTTTGTCTTCTTTGCGTCAGTTCTATACTGAAGATGCTGGATATTCTTTGGCTGTTCAAATCGACACCGACTTGATGAACGCAGCTACTGGTTTCGGAAACGGTACTCGTACTGCTTCCCCTGCTGCCACTGGTGCTAACTGGGTAAACACCAACAGCTATTACTTTAATGCCGCTACTGGCCTTTCTACATACGCTGTTGACACTGTTGCAACTGGTGACAACTTCACTGACCTTGGCTTCCGTGAAGCTATTAAGAAGATGGACGACGCCAACGTGCCTATGGACGGACGAGTACTTGTAGTTCCTCCTGCTGTACGTAAGTCGTTGATGGGCATTGACCGCTACGTGTCTTCGGACTTCGTAGGAGGCCGTGGCGTTGAGTCTGGTTTGATCGGCAACTTGTACGGCGTAGACATTTATGTTTCTGCTAACTGCCCTGTTATTGAAACAGGCGGTGAAAACGGTGCGTCTTCTTTGGACACCCGTGGTTGCTTGTTCTTCCACAAAGACGCTCTTGTAATGGCAGAGCAACTCGCTGTACGAAGCCAAACTCAATACAAGCAAGAGTACCTTTCTACTCTGTACACCGCTGACACCCTTTATGGTGTTGAGACTTACCGTCCAGAAGCAGGATTTATCCTCGCCGTCGCTGACGAGTAATTGTTGTACTACGGGGGTCGCAATGGCCCCCTTTATTTTCTCCAATAGGAATTTATAATGTCTGATTATACTAAGACTACCGATTTTGCAGCCAAAGACTCGTTGCCCTCTGGAGATACCGGAAAGATTATTAAAGGTGCTGAGTTTGAAACAGAATTTGACGCTATCTCCACAGCCATTACAACTAAGGCTGACATAACAGGTCCAACCTTTACCGGCACAGTTACCATCCCCACTGTTGATATAAATGCAGGGGCTATTGATGGCACAACGATAGGCGCTAGTACAGCCGCCGCTGGTAGTTTTACTAATCTTACTGCTAATGGCACTGTTAATTTTAATGGTGCGACAATTAGTAATCTTGGAACAATTACAACCGCTAATTTAGATGGCGGCACAGTAGACAATGTAGTTGTCGGTGGGGCAACCCCAGCCGCAGGAACATTTACTGTACTTACAGCAAACACATCCTTTACGTCTGGAAACGTGGATATTAACGGTGGTGCTATTGACGGCACTGTTATTGGCGCTAATTCTGTTGCGGCGGGTACGTTTGCTGCAGTAGCTGGAACTACTGGAACATTTTCAGGAAATGTAACAGGCGCTAACTTAGCAATATCTAACTGGAATACAGCTTACGGATGGGGAGATCATTCTGGGGCTGGGTACTTAACTACAGTAACTTTTTCAAATCTTAATGCTGCGACGGTTACAACATCTAGCGAAACATTTTCTAGTAGTGATACTCAGATACCAACAAACAAAGCAGTTATTGACTATGTAGCGGCTACTATTCCCGGTTTGTCAGTAACAGAAGCGTCTGTAAGAGCGCACGAAGCGGCTTTAGCTATTGCCGCAACACAGCTTACTGGTAACATTACAGTCCCCGGTAACGTCTATTTAGCCCCTTCTGGCACAGGCTTTACTGAATTACGGGGTAACACAAATGCAGGGGCAATAAGGTTTAACTGTGAAGCAAATAGTCACGGTGTAACAATCAAAGGCCCACCGCACTCTGTAAATGCTACATATTCATTAGAACTACCTAATGCAGATGGTGCGGCTAATCAGATATTAACAACAGATGGCAACGGCAAACTGAGTTTTTCTGCTCCAGCAGCAGGGGTTTCATTTGCAGGCTTATATGCTAGAGGAGCAGTATAATGGCTGAATCAGTAAAAGAACTAAGTAGTGGTACTCTTACGCAGGCTAACTTAGCGAGTGATGGAACACTGCCCGTTTTTACAAACAATAGCTCTACTACTAAAGTAGTTAGAGATGTTCATGTAGGAACAAGTACAGTAACAAGTACACAGGCACGTCTTTCTGTAGATGGCATTCCTGCAAGCGAAACTCTTGAAAGTTCTACTGGAACAGTTGTTGTTCCTCCTAGCAACTCTTTGGATATTGAGTTTAATCCTACTTTAGTACAGCCTACTAAAAAGTCTTTAAACTTTTATCAACTAGATTACGTTGATAGCAACGAAGTTAATATTTATCCTATTACTGGAATAGAGCAAGAAGGTACTTCAGATACTAGGTTTACCTATAATTTTGCAGGAGCAAGTTTAGGTACAACCCCAAGTATAGGAAGTGCTGTTGACCTAGTTCCTCCTTTTCATAGTCAAGGGCCGTATGGTGGACAAAGTTTGGCTCAGTTTGTAAAAGTGCCTGCGGAAACGTCCTATTATTATTGGTATAAAGACAGCAATTCTACTTCACAATTTAGAAGACTGAACTACGGTAGCGATGAAACTGCTCAAGGAACACAAACCACTATTTTCAGCACTTCATATCACGGGCCTGCTTTAGATTTTAAAAGAATGAAATACTATGGGTCTGAAGGTGGAAATATTAGAGAATATGATTTAACAAAAGCAGGCGGGCTTGATAGCACTTCTAGTAGCTATACACAGTATACTGGTTATCAAAGTGGGAATAGCAGTTATTTTTCTGCAGATGCAGTTAATAATGTTTATTTTGGATCACAAAGTAGTGAAACGTGGATTAGAAATTTAGCGTTATCAGCAGGCAACGCAAGAATTAATAACAACGCCTACAACACTAGTCACAGACGAACTATTGCTTTGTACAACAGCAGTGAAGATAGATATTATCTTTTAGTAGGGGCGCAGGGTTTTTCAACTGGAAACACACATTTTTCTTATTTTGAGGCATCTCAAATAGCAACCAATGTTACCAGTAATTATTCTGTTAATGAAACAGATGTACTCAATGGTAGTTTCAGTAGTTATCTAAACAGTCTTACAGGCGGTAATAGTTATGACAGTATGATTCATTATCTATCCAGATTAGATGACAATGTTTTAGCAATTCCTTATTCGTCTACTAAATGGAGATTGTGGAAAGCAGAGGGCGGTAATCTTGTTTATTTGAATATAGAAATTGATGGTACTCAAGCACTTGATAGCACTTACTACAATACTTTAGTGCCCTATGGCGAAATTAATCAAACACAGACTAACTTACCGTATACGGCTTACACAGGAATTTCTACAAAACTAAGAACGCAAGGCGTTGAGATTACTTAAGGGGTATTTATGACTTTATCAGCAACAACAACACCGACTGTAGAAAGTACTGTTAGTCCTAAGACGAGCCCTAGCAGTATTACTACTGTGCAATCATTTGTTCGTCCTAGCAGTCAATCAGAATGGACTACTACTGCGCCCTATGTATTTTATACAGCACCTAGCACTTGCAAATATGCTCGTATTGTAATTCCAGATAAGGGCAGACGGTCTAGTCAAAGTTATCAACAAGAGTCGTTTAGACTGGAGTCATCAAGCAGTACAAATCACTGGCTTGCGATTGCAATTGTAAATGATACTAACAATACAGAAGATATGATTCTTAAGAATTATTGGGGAAACACTAGTTTTGAGCTGGATTTAAATTGTTTTGCTCAGACTGGATCTAATCAAACTAATTTTAACATGGCATTTCCTAGGGGTCCATTTGATGTTGTGTGTCATTGGCAGAACTCAGGCAGTCATTTTCAATATTCAATGATTCATGCTGATAGATTTATATTAAATCCCGGTGAAAAGTTTGTTGGATTAACCGGAACTAGTAGTGGCACACCGTACATTCACGCTAACTTTCAGGCATGGGTATATAACTAATGAATAAGACATGGATTTCTGTAAATAATACAGCCATTAATGGATGGGCAGAAGGACCAGAAGCACCTACAGACGGGTGGATTCAATTTTCTTGGCGTCCTGAAAAATCTTTGTTGGCTTATGAGTACATTGTTACTGCAGGCGGCGAGCAAGAAGTAGACGATCCTGAGAATGAAGGCCAGAAGATTACGATTACTACTGGAGATAGCGCAGTAGTTCGTCAGCGTTCTGATTGGGAAGATCCTGAGTAAACAATGAATGGACCCTCTTTCTCTTTTAACTCTGGCGTCTTCATCGTTCAGGGGCGTACAGATTTTAGTCAACAAAGGTGCTGAGATTGAACAAGTTGCTCAACAGTTGGGCAAGTGGTTTAGCTACGCATCAGACATAAGACAAGCCGAAAGAGAATCAGAAAACCCACCTATTTTTAAAAAGTTGTTTGGGGGCGGGTCAGTAGAAGAAGAAGCCCTAAACGCTACCATAGCTCGTAAGAAACTGCAGGAGCAAGAGAAGCACATACGTGAGTTAATTGTCTGGGCATACGGTAAAGAGACTTACGTAGAAATGATGCAGTTGCGTAAAGACATACGTTTACGAAGAGAAAAAGCAGTATATCAACAACGAAAGAAAAGACAAAACATAGCTGACGGAATTGCTTTATTTTTAGCAACAGTGTTTGCATCTGGTGTGATATACGGAACAGCTGTAATTATCAAAGGCGCATAACTATGGAAGATGACGGAATGAAAGAGGTCGTAGATACAATTTCTATAGCAACTGGAGTTGGTGCTTTGGCTGGCTTGTTACCCGCAATAGCGGCCTTGTTTACAATTTTGTGGACAGGTATACGTATTTGGGAAACTGAAACCGTAAAGAAAATGAGAGGCCGTTAAGATATGTGGACAGCCCTTGTTGGACCCGTTGCAAACTTGGCTCAGAACTGGCTTTCTAACAGACACGAAAAGTCACAAGCCAAGCACGTAGCTCAAATGAAAGTCATTGAAAATACGGCTACGTGGGAACAGCACATGGCTGAAGCTAGTGGAAGGTCATGGAAAGACGAATGGTTCACCGTTGTTCTTTCCCTGCCCTTACTGGCGGTTTGCTACGGAGTAGCTATGGATGACCTGAGTATCATGCAGCGGGTAGGCATTGCGTTTACTGAGCTAGATAAGCTACCTGAGTACTATCAGTACTTGCTGTTTGTTGCCGTTACAGCCAGCTTTGGCATACGTGGCGCTGACAAGCTAATGAAAATGAAGGGCAAGTAATATGGCTGTTACTGCCGATGACATAAAACAGTTTTACCGGGCGTACTTAGGTCGAGAGCCTCTGCAGTCTGGTATAGACGGTTGGCTTGCTGCAGCGGCTAGTGGGCAGTCCTTAGTGCAAATAGCTACTGGCATATCTCAGTCTCCAGAAGCTGCTGTTTACAGAGCTTATCAACAAACCCTTGGGCGTGAACCAGAAATGGAAGAACGCCAAGCGTGGGTAGAGGAAATCAACACTACAGGGTCTGTTCAGCGAGCCGTAACTAATATTGCTACGTCTCAAGAGGCTCAGATAAGGCGGGGAATGTTTACTGGCGGTTCCGATGATACTGAGCTTGGAGGGCAAACACCTGCTAATATAGGTTTGCTAGAACAGTTTAACATAATCCTGTCTAAGTACATTGAAGGCCTAGACTCTGATGACATGGATCGTGTTGACAGGATGGATGCCGCTAATGAGTGGAAAGATGCTCTAGAGACTGGCGACCTTGATGTAATAAAAGCTGTTGACGTTTCTGACCTTGAAGATATACCGGGGTGGTCAGAGTACTACTCTAGTGTTGTTGGTACAACAGAAGACACAGAACTAGGTGATTTAGATAAAAATATATCAAACGCAGACATAAGACAAATACTACGTGACAACGGGTACTCTGAAGAAGCTATAGACGAAATTTTTCAGGGTGAAGTAAACAACGACAAATTTAAAGGTAACAATGTACTGTCTAATGCCCTTTGTGACATTGGGTACAGCAACTGTAGTGATTGGAGCGTTTCTGAAGTAACTCCTAATGGCACTCCGTGTCAAAATGACGACGGTAAAGGCACTTATAAAAACGGTGAGTGTGTCACTGATACCTCAGAAGGAACTACGTGTTACACCGAAACTAAAGACGGTCGAGTAGAAGGAAAAAGAGGACCAAACGGAGAGTGTATTCCTCTTAGTTCTGGCGGCGATGACGACGACTCTAGTAGTGATGCCGACTGTACAGTTATTACCCAAGGAAATGCCGGTGAGTGCGGATACGAAATAACCAGTGACGGTCAGCTTGTACCAATAGATTTAGGCAAAGACCCAGACAGTTACCCTGAGTATGAAGATTGTGGTAATGGAATCTTTGCATTAACAGGAGAGTGTCCTGAAATAGATCCTAGCTTAGCGGAGCTAATTGAAAAGTACGGAAGGAAAGCTGTAACAAACGCCCAAGGAAAGTTAAAAGAGCTTGAGACTGTCTTTGGTAAAGTTTTAGACGACCCTTTTGGTACGTTAGAAGAAATTATTAAAAAAACGGCGTCGGCTTCTAGCAGTTCACTTTGTCGATCCGCTACTGGAGCCGGGTGGGTACGAGAGTGTGTAACTGTTGGTGTAGGCATTGGTTTGCCTTTCCCTTTACCCGGACCCATAGGGACTATATTTAAAGGGGCTACTGTAGGTGACATATTAGACACTGTTCAAGCTGCAGGGCACGACATTGAAAAAATCTTAAGCGGCGAGACTTCTATTGAAGAAGTCATGGGAGACTTGGGAGATTGGGTTGCTGAAAAAGTCGGGGGTATTTTTAAAGACGCTGGCGAAGTCAGTATTGATGATGTTTTAGGAACTATCGGTAGTATTTTAGTCGGTGGTGGGTATATACTTACCCAAGGTCTGTACGACGAGTACTTCAAAGACCCAATAAACAATACCATAGGCGTCCCCGTTATACCGTTTACGTCGTCTCAGGAATGTCAAGATTCCGGAAGACGTACAGCAGACGCAGAAGGTAACTGCGGCGAGTGTATAGATTCTAACAAAATTTATGATGCGTCACAGGGGAAATGTGTAGATCCTGAAATTGAAGACCCCAACGGTGACACAACTAAATGCACAGAAGGCACTGAAGACGAAAATGGCAACTGTGTTTGTGAAGACGGCGATTTAGAAGACGAAGACGGAAAATGCGGTCCCGGCGTAACTCAAATTGAATGCCCCGAAGGAACTGATAAAGCAGGGCAAATGGTTAATGACATAAGCGAATGTAGCAATACTATAGTCCAAATTGAATGCCCCGAAGGAACTGATAAAGCAGGGCAAATGGTTAATGACATAAGCGAATGTAGCAATACTATAGTCCAAATTGAATGCCCCGAAGGAACTGAT